ACTTCACGGCGTAATAGACTATATTTCAGCCCAGCGTGAGCAGGTAGCATTTAGGGAACAGTGGGCCATGGCAACCGAAAAGGCCCTAGCTGCTGATGCCTCACTAGCAGAGGTTCAGCGCGAGCTAAGGCGTTTCGATATGGATGCCGTGGAACTGATCCAAGAGGAAACCGATCACCAATCACAATTGCTTACCTTGGAAATTCAGCGGTTAGCTGTAAGCCGTGAATTCAATGCTGATGCAATCGAGAAACTAAAATCGCAGCGTGAGCTAGTGGAACTGCTAGGCCAAAGGAAATTGGATCAGGCTGAAGGCGGTACGATATTCGGAAACCTGATACGGCAAATGGACAAGGCTAAAGATTCACTTAAGAGCCAATTTGGCGACACTTTTGCTCAAGCTGGAAAGCTGTTTGATGATGTGTCGCACGTTATAAAGAAATCTACTGATGGCAAAACGGATATAAGAGTGTCTGCAAATCCAGCTGAACTATTTGATAACATTGTCGAGGTTGCTAGATACTTCGGGCAACAGGCTGGCGAATCAATTGAAGGCTTTTTAGATCAAACCCCAGAGGAAATTTACGCTCAACTCAAAGCTGGTGCTAAGGAAGTAGGCCTATTCATCTGGGACGCATTCGACGCCAGCGTGACCTTCCTAGTCAACAATATCGATGATGCCTTTGAATTCGGTGCCGACATGCTAGGTGGTGCTTTTGCATCGGGCGCAGCTGACATGCTGGAAGGCCTAGCAGGCTTTACCGATGTTTGGACAGACGCCTTTAAGCGCATCGAGAAATCACTATCAACGCTTTTGGATTCGTTTCCGAAAGCCATTCAGCAGGTGATTTCTAAGATACCTGATATCGCGGCTAAGTTTGCAGCTGCCGCGCCTGAGATAGCTCGCGCCCTGGCAAATGCCGCGCCTGCGTTGACTACGGCAATTGTGAAAGCCATGCCGATGATCATAAAGGCCGTGGCCGATGGCCTGGTGATCCTGATGGCAGCCTTACCAGATATCATAGATCAGCTAGCCAAAGGCTTGCCTGGCATCATTCGGGCTCTAGCTGAAGCCTTGCCTCGGGTTTTTGATGCCCTAGTCCAGGCCATGCCTGCCATTGCCGAAGCCCTAGCGGACAATGCAGGGCCTATTGCCGAGGCTCTTGCTGAAGGTCTCATTTACGCATCTGGTCGCATCGTCGCAAGTTTAGTTAAGCATCTGCTCATGGACGGCGGACTAGAGCGAATTGCTGGGGCCATCCTGCGCGGGATACGTGACGGCCTAATAGGCTTGATCAAGGGCATCGGCAAAGGCTTTGGCGCTCTGTTCGGCGGTATGAAAATTGAGATACCGGATATCGATAAGTTGAAGGATGCCGGTAAGGCGATCAAGGAAGCCTTTACGGGTGACAAGTCCGGTTTGTTCAGCGTGAAGGATCTTACCGACGAGGCCCAAGGCTCAGCACGCGAGCAAGCTACGCAGCTATCTGCCGGGATCAAGGATGGCATGATAAAGGCTGGCGTTGAATTGCGCGGCCTAATGGATCAACTCCTATCCGCATGGCGTGCGTTTTGGGATCACGTCGTGGAAATGTGGCGTGCTCTTTGGGACGGTATCGTTAACGTATGGCTGAACCTGTGGGACGGTCTAACCAAAGGCTGGCAGGCATTGTGGGACGGTATCGTTAACGTATGGCGTGCATTTTGGGACGGTATCACGGCTGGCTGGCGTGCTGCTTTTGATGCCGTGGCTTCCGGGTTAACCGGATTCCTAACCAACCTATGGTCTTTTGTCACTGGCCTACCGGGCGCGATATCCTCGGCCTTTCAATCGGTCGTGACCCTATTTGGTAGCCTCGGAACAACGGTAAGCGATGCCTTCAAATCGGTACTAGACCTGTTTGGCGGTAAGGCACCAGCGATCAGCGGGAATATCACCTCGGCCTTTGCGCCGATCGTGGCGATATTTGGTGGCGCTAGCCCATCAATTACAGGTGCGGTATCAACGGCCTTTGGTCCTGTTATGACGGTGTTCGGCGGTGCTACGCCTAGCCTAACAACTACGGTTAGCAATGCCTGGAAACCTGTAACCGATATATTCGGCGGCAAAGCACCTTCGCTAACGGCTACGGTAGATAATGCCTTTAAACCAGTCACCGACATATTCGGCGGTAAAGCGCCAACACTCGGTACTACCGTATCTACGGCATTTAACCCGATCCTAACTTTCAAATGGCCATCTATTCCCGGTTTGCCAGCCTCAATCAGCGATTTCAAATGGCCTTCTGTTCCCAAACTTCCGTCATCGATTGACGATTTCAAATGGCCATCGCTGCCTAGTTTGCCGCCGTCGATCAAGGATTTCAAATGGCCTGTCCCGAGTTTGCCATCTAGTTTTACCGGTTTCAAATGGCCCGATTTTCCCAATGCTGATGCCGCAGGCAGAAATATTGGGGCTGGATTTTGGAACAAATTAGTAGAGTTGAATGTCGGCACACTTGGTTCCAATATGGGCGACGGCATGTGGAATAAGTTGATTACTTTCAACTGGAGTTCATTATTCCCTAAGCCGAAATGGCTCGCGCAAGGCGGTCTAGTCCAGGGATATGCCACGGGCGGCGTGGTCAACTACCTAGCTGGCGGTGACTTCCCAATGTTTCAGCCAAAAGGTACTGACACGGTACCGGCTATGCTTACCCCTGGTGAGTTTGTAGTTAATGCGCGAGCAACAAGGGCCAACTTGCCAGCCTTAAGGTCTATGAATAGTGGCCAGCCTTTCGGCGGCAACAATTCAACCGTGATCATCCAAAAAATAGAAATCAACGGAACCAACCTGACACCAGACCAAATTGCTGCACAAGTTATCCCCAAGATCGACCAGCACCTAAAGCGCAAGAGCCAAGACGGCGGTTTTGTCGTGTCTAAAGCAGGCATCAGGAGCTAACAGCCATGGCATCACCAGTCATCACCACACGCGGATACCTTGAAAGCGACTACCTAGTAGACGAATACGGCTCTACAGCTGTTGACTATGCCTATGGTACCCAGGCGGAACTGCTCAAGGCGCACCTACTAGGATTTCAGGCTACCCTCTATGTCTACAACATTACCCAGCTGCGGATACTTCAGGACTTCACCAGCCGGGGCACGCCAGCGATAGGCGGCAACAACTGGACAGCTACGAGCCAGGCCGCAGGCGATTTCCTACCTAAGAACCTCAACACTGACATAGAGGAAGAAGTTTACCGCTCGGCTGCGATCAGTACCGTGCTGACCTGTGATACCGGTGTAACTCAAGGCGTGACTATAGATACGCTGGCCCTTCGCAATCATAACCTAACGACCGAGGCCAACATTGTTTTGCAAGGGTCAAAGGACAATTTTGCGACCATCGAGCTATCAATCATCCTGACGCCTGAACGGCTCAACATGTACTATATCGCTCCGGTGTTCCCGGTAGGCGTGGCCAACCAGAATCGCTATTGGCGACTGGTGATCGATGACCCGAGCAATACCGATGGGTATGTACAAATTGGCTGCATATTGTTCGGCAACGCTAAAATCTTTTCCAAAAAGGAACAGTTTGAAAACCCTATCAAGCACGGCTACCAGCATTACAAAGACGAATTGCCTACCGAGGGTTTTACTACCTCATCCAACGATAGGACCGTAAAGCGTTTCCTATCGCTATCATTCAACGCTCTTGATCGCTCACTAGGCAATATTCGGCTAATCGAGGACTACATTACGAGGGCTAGAACAAGCGCCAAGTGCCTAATCATCCCGCGGCCTAGCTACCCCTCGCGCTATGCCGTGTTTGCCAAGCTGACTGAAATGCCGGAATTCACTGAAACCGATATTTCTGATGATGAGGACGCAGGCAGCAATATTTCCTATGTGGACCTGTCTATGTCATGGCATGAGGGCAAGTAATGGGAACCTACGACCGCAGGCCATACCTCACGGCAACGGTACTTAACCAAGCCTTGTTAGACGAAATGGCTAGCAATCTTGATTTTGGTCTCGAAATGGTGGCTGATGTAGAGGCCGAAATCGGCATACCAACGCCAGTCATCTTGCGCGTGAGTGACCGTAACAAGTATGTAGGCGGCACCTTCTATAAAGCCCTATGCACATTCCCAATCATCAAGCGCACGCTTGGGGAATGGCTCTCACCTGAAATCGAATTTTCCACGCTTGAACTGCCTATCAGCAATGTCGATGGCTGGCTTAACAAGTACCTGCCAGGCGGCGCTAGCTTTGGCGGTTGGATTGGTAAGGCCGTGACCATCCGGCTAGGCCTGCGTGACGTGGCGTCTACCTATAAGGATATTTACTCGGGACGGGTAACGGATATTGGCGGCATGACGCGTGACCGTTCGGTGCTCAAGGTCCGCACGCGGGATCGCCTCGATGCACTCAACCGAAACTTTCCGACGACGGCTATCACGCAAACGACCTGGCCTGACCTAGAGGACAATCTAGCCGGTACCATCCTTCCGGTAGTCTACGGTGACTGGACGGCATCGCCACTACAGCGCGGTAAGGATTCAGCAGGCCTTGACCTAGGGGAAACGGCGTCGGTGCCAGCCTTCCCGGTCAACGGAGCTAAGCCTTCAGTGCTTAGCGGCGCGGACAATATCAGGCTACTGGTATCGCAAAACAATAACGCATCGTTTGACACCACTAACGTATGGGTCAAGCGCTCGGAGACCTGGGGCCTGGTGCCATTTGGGAATATTGCGAGCCTATCAGCCAACCGTGATTTTGAAATTGTGCAGGCCTTCACCTTTGACGGTGCCCCTTATGTCTACCAATCCGGCGATACCTTTTGGGTTAGGGTCACTGGCAAAAGCCTGCCGGGCTATGACTATAACCCTGTGGCCCAGGCCAAAGACCTGCTAAAGACCTTCGGCGGTGCGGTTGACGGGGATTTCGATAGCACCTGGGACTATTACCAGTCCAAGGCCTCACCGGCTGAAAGCGCTATAGCCGGGTTTCTGTCTAGGATTTGCGAGAATGAGCAGCAATCGGTTTTGACCTATGCCCTATCTTTGCTCGAACAAGTGCGCCTAGAGCTCTACCAAAACAAGGACCTAAAGCTATCCCTGTCGGCTCTGCACCTAGACGAATTCGAGGCCACGCCTGCCTACGTTGTGCGTCAATGGGATATAAAGGGCGACACCGCGACACCTACCCTTGATGATCGCAATATCTGGAATAGGGTTAGAGCATCCTACGCCTACGATTTTTCGACGAAGGCAGAGACTAGGCAAACGTCCATTTTCAAGGTCGACCTATCTATTAGCCAGCTTGGCAAGCAGATATCGAAAAAAATAATATTCCCAAACCTTTATGTTCTCGATCATGTCGTGTTGAATATGAAGGAGATGCTTAAGCTGGCTACTGGCGCACCGGAGTTTATTGACGTGATTCTAACCCAGAGGGCTACCCTATTGGACGTAGGCGATTTTGTATCGCTCAATATCGCTATGGGTTCGCTGCAATTCTCTGGCGTGCCAGCCATGATCCGCGAACTCGGCCACGATCCAGCGGGCTACGGCGTCCCGGTGCGCCTATGGTCCTTTCAGATGACGCCATTCCCTGGATGGTCGCCAGGCTATTCTGGTGCCGTGGGCGGCTCAACAGCGGTGATAACGGAGGAACCATGACAGCGTTGACCATTTCCACGACGCTAGGCGGTAGCGGTGTCAACGATAGCTTGCAGGGCGGCGGCACCGGTAACGACCTAGGGGCCATTATAGAAGGCCAGTACGGGCCTATCATCCTGCAATCGGCCAATAGCGGCTGGCGATCGCTCTACATCCGCCACGACGGATCGGCGCCCATCATCCATGCCAAAACCATGATTGCTCAGTATAGCCAATCCTACGGCGGACAGGCGACCGCCGCAACGGACTTTGCAGCACTCAAGGCCAAGGGCCTAGCCTCTGGTGACAGCAGCAACAATAGTAACGGCCTTTCAAGCGGCCTAAGAATTGAACAGGATGCTGATATTTTGGGCACGCTTGGCATATCGGCATTCGAGGGCACGCGATCACAGGTCAAAATTTACGGGCGCAATTACGGCTCCGGCCCCGAGGGGATCGACCTAGCCAGTGCCTTCATAATTCACCAGGATTCAATGCTGCGGAACGTGGCAGGTCTACCAGTTGACGCGGTATCCCCGGTGGCTGGTTCGATTGGCGAATCCGGTAACGGCACCTTAGGCGACACCAGTTTTATCAAGATGCGCCTTTATTTGGAAAATAACCCGCCCTCCTCCGGTGTCATTCAATTCGACTGGGTAGTTACCTACATATTTATTTAATAGGCAAACAATGCTCAAAAAATTCGTTAGGCTCCGCTGGCGTTTCGACTACCTAAACGAAACCCGGCGCGGCGTATGGGATGCCATTGGCGAAACCATGGACAAAAAGGCGCACTTCCAGCCGCGGCCGCTCAAGG